AACCGTGCAGACGTAGCGCATACCCATGACCTTCTGTCCTTTCCCTCGTACGGCTTGGAAGATCAACTTGGTACAGATGCGTTTTCAGCTCATGGCCCACCCAAGACCAGCACTCCCCAGGCGAAATATCTTTTGTGATTTATTTAATCATAAGTGATTCACATGAATCATTTATGATGTATACTGGCCACATCAGCAAGACACAAAGGAGGGCTGATGAAATGTAATGAGTTCGAGCGGTGGTTGCGGGCACAAGGAGTCGAGATTTCAAAGAAGCGCAAAAAGCACTTCAAGCTCTACTTCAACGGCAAGCAAACGGTGCTGCCAAATGCCGGAGCTAAGGAGATTAGCGAAGGAACTAGGTTAGCAATCATCAAGCAACTGGGCCTCTAGGAGGCCCCCCTTGATGGAAGCTCGGACTATCAGCCTTCAAATCATCAACGAGGAATGAAGCATGTACGAATACCCGATTGACGCGTATCAGGAAGCAGGAAGCTGGTGGTCCAAATGCTCTGATATTCCAGAAGCACACAGCGCCGGCGATACCCTAGAAGAATTGCTGGAGAATGCCGTCGAAGGTCTAATCTTGGCTCTGTCCATCTATGTGGATCAGGGCCGGGCGATTCCGCTTGCCTCGCCTGTCGGTGAGGAACAGCACAGGATTGCATTGCCAGCCACGGTTACTGCAAAGATCGCACTATGGAATGCCATGACTGAAAATAAAATTCGGGTCGCAGATCTCGCGCGCAAGCTGAAGCTTTCCCATCCAGTAGCTTCGCGGCTCGTAGACTTCGAGCACAACTCTAAAATCGAGCAAATTGAGTCCGCCTTGAAGGCTCTCGGCAGCTCGATCAAGAAAGGCTCCCGTTCGCCCACCTGGATTGCGCTTCCCTATGGTGGACCAGAGGCTGGGTTTTACGCTGAACGATTGGTGGATGAGCTAAGAGCTCGCGACGCTAAAGAAATCGTCATTGGTGCCGTTCAATTGAGCGTGAAGAAAGTAAAACCATATTCCTTGGACTACTGGCTTCGCACCCGCTATGCCCGCAATCCTGATACCAAGCAAGCAGTGGCAGCCGTAGTTGACGGACTGATCGAGACTGGCCTGTTCGCTCGTGCAAAGATTGAGGACCCTCAAACGAGCGCAAAGGTCGAGGCGATCGCTCTCACCTGAACGGCGTTGCGTCGCCTTCAGAACGATAAACAACATGGATGAGGTATTTTGAGTGGAAGATCTGCTCTCACTAGCTTGGAAGATTTGCTCCGGCGTCCTTGTGCTTATGGGCGGTGCTTTCCAGATAGCTAAGTCAACGGAAGAGGAGCGCCGCAAGGTCGTCAGCTGGGGAAAGTCAGCAGGCTACATGGCGCTCTTGCTAATCGGCATTAGCTTTGGGTTTATGTCCGCTTACGGCTTTTTGACCAAAACAGATACTCCGACGCGACAAGAAACTTTCTTTCTCGTCACATCCGTTTTGCTCACCATCTGGTATATAAAAATGTTTTTTGACTATGTACTGGAAGTCAGATCCCGATCCCGCATAGCAGAAATCGAGAAATTGAGCGCTGAAAGGAAACAGTTGGAGGAGCAAACACTAAGAGAGTCCATACGCGCTGACACATATGAGGCTATAAACGGAGTTTTGCGGGTTATGACAGGAGGCAAAACCGCTGACGACACCCCTCAGCAAATACCTAAGGATGCCAAGGCGCCAGATTAGCTTCACTCTTCGGCACGATGAATGCGTTTTATGGCATCTTTCATCGTGCCCTACGCCATCAGCCGCGCCAGGCGATCTTCGTAGCTCTCTTCGGCGGACTGGTCGTCGATTCCATATGCCTGACGCTCCAAAGCAACCAGCGTCTTCATGGTTTCGGAAAGCTCCTTGAGCGTCTTCGTCCGGGATGGTAGCGCGCCGATCTTGTTGGCCAGCGCAAGCATATCGCCCATGGCGTCGTCGTCCTCGTGATCGCCCTCCTTGAACTGAGCAATCAGCGCCTTGATGGTGCCCTGCTCGTCTGTCAGCGATTCCAGCTCATCAAGCAGCTTCGCGCCCAGGCGACGAGCCCTACTGATGTCTTGCCGGTGCGACAGACGAACGCCGGCGATGGCGTGCGCGTTGGCATCGACTACCGCCCTATCTGAAACAGCACGGTCCGCTGTTACAGCTTCTGTTACAGCCCGCCTTGTTACAATGTCATCGGCTTTGGATTTGATCTTCGCGGACAGGTCTTGAGTCCAGCCAAACTTCTTCGCTCGCCGCGCAATCGCAACGTGATTGGCGCCTGGGCAAGCCGCAGCTATCTCACGCAGCGACAATACGCCTGCGCGGTAGTGGCTTTCGATCAACTCCCAATCGGGACTGACCTTGTCGTTCATAGCACCGCTCCCATGCTGGTGTGGTTATCGTGTCGTTCTCACGGCGTCGTATGACCGCTCACAGGCGAATCCGGCCCGACGACTTGCTGTAAGCGCTGACGCCAGCTCTCCCGCGTAGTCATCAGCTTCGCTTCGCAACTGGGCGAGCAGATCGGTAAGGTCTTCGATTGTCTTGCCTCGCTCGGCAAGGCGGGCACGGAGAACGGCTCTGCCGGCCAGCACTCCGGTGATTTGCTGCTGCAACTGGCGATTGTCATCACGCTGGCGAGCAGCAAGAGCGTCATCAGTGGCTTTCTGTGTGCTGGCATCGGCGCGCACCTGGTCGAGTTCGGTTTGGATCTTGGATTGAGTGGCCTGTGCCTGGGCGATAGCCCGAGCCTTTGCGTCCTTCACGTCACCGACATAAGTGGCGTGGGCAATCTGCAGGTCCTTGAGGCGATACGTCTGAACGCCTACAGAGATCGCCAGGCCAATGACCAGAGCAGCTACAGCCCAAACCCATGCGGGGATCAGCTTGAACGCAGCTATCACGACAGAAACAGCGAGCGTTCGGCGGCGCGACGTCGAGTCAGGCCCGCGAGCACCTCCCCGCCAGCTTTGTTCCAGCGAGGGAACTGGTCTGCCGCGCCTTGGACGTCACCGGCGTTTAGCTTCTTGAGCAGCGTGGAGTCTTCCAGCGCCTGGGCGCCCACGTTGAAGCTAAAGCTGACCAGAGCGTCGAACTGGTTTTGGTTGAGTACCACCCGAACCACCCGACCTACCGCCTTCTCGAACCTGGCGACGTCAGCGCGGAGCAGGCGGACTGCTGCTTCCTGGGTGATCTTCTGGCCCATCTTCACTTCAGGGCCAGTGTGGCCCCAGCCAATCGTGGGGATGCCGACCGAGTCCTTGTAGGTTGCCAAGCGCAAGCTCTCGAACTGCTTGATGAGGGCAAGGCCCTTTTCGCTGATGACCATTCCCCTCTCCTATTTCCGGCAGTTGTCGCGCGGGCAGTATTCGCACTTGATCTTGGCGCACAGCCAGCGCTTCACAGCAGGCCACCAGGTGACCATGAAGATGTGCCTAGCGCCGGCGCAGGCGAGCGAGGCATGGAAGGTGACCCCGGCTACCGTGGGCGTGATGTAGAAGGACTCTGGCCGGGTGACGATTGCGTATCCCGACAGCGCGACGGAGGCGTAGATGACCTTCCCCACCACACCGTCGCGTACGCGTCGACTGAATACCGCCCAGATGGCCCAAATCACGATGGTCGAGATGAAGATGGTGCTCAGGATTTGCGTGTTCACGGATTGCCTCCCCCAAACCTGGAACGGATGACGCCCCACAGGTCTGCGGCATTGATCGCGCGGTTGATGGCGGTCATGATCGAGCCGCCGAATGTTCCAAGCAGGAAGCCGACACCGGCGACCTTGCTGGGGTCTGTGATACTGAGGTGGTCGCTGACCATTCCAGTGAGGTACCACGCGCACGCGATGCCAGTGATCATGAAGATCACCCATGCCTTCCAATTGACGATGTCCGATTTGTGCCACCAACTGGCGACCAGTGCGCCGATGATTCCAGCGATCAGGACATCGACTTTCTCGACGATCCTACCGACGAACTCCATGGCTGGACCTCGCTACTGTGATACTGCTCTGCTTCTTCATGGTCGGCCCTTCGGCTGAACTACTGCGATGGTTCGAGCCTATGTGACTGGATCTCCGGTACAAGCCTTGCGCCACTACCGTCAGTCACATGGACTGGACGCTCATTCACATGGGGCATCCACCAATGAGCAATTCACCGAAAACCCTCGGTTCGACGCGCGACTCGGTCTACATGGCAGTAACCGAAGTCATGGGCCTCTCGGAGCAGGCAATGCAGAAGGCAGAGACTCAGACGCTGCTGGTCATCACGCTGTCAGGAAAGGATCAGTCCGCCGCCCTGGGCGGTGAGTTGACCGCCGAGAGCATCAGCCAGGTCCAATCGCTGCTGGACGAGCTAAAGCGCCGCGCCGCCAATGAAGGCGACGGCGACAAGGTGTTGCACGTCTGGCGCTAGGCGTGCATCCGCCAGGCTGTCATGAAGGTCGTTCGCCTCAGTTCTGGGGCGAGCGCATCGCTCCAATTATCACCCCGCATACGTCTCATCTTGACCGTCTGCCACTTCAAGCCGCGACGCACCGCCCACTCCATTGCCGGCATAGTCCGGCCATCCATTGTCACCGGCGTTGCGCCGGCGCAGATGGTCGACCGGTGTGGCTGGCGCGGGATTACCAGTACCAGCGCTGTGAAATCGATCATGAACTGCTCGGGCAGAGGCCCTGATAAGCCCTGCGACCGTTGAACGGTTTTTACTCGTGGCTGTTCAGGCACCAAAGGAAACTCCCACGACATTTGCTCTGGCATGAAGACGGCCTCCTACGCTATTTCCGCGCCCTGGGTTTCTTGTCCGGCAGCCCTGCCTTTCAGCTCCCTGATCAAAGACCGGTAATGCGCCTTCATCTCTTTCAACTGCTCGATCGTGTAGCGCTGGGGCTCATGAGGCCCTTCGATCCAATCCACCTTCTCGGCGCCGATGCGATGCACCAGGTTGATCCGGTAGTTCACGATGTCGCCGGACTTGTGGTTGTTGCAGGGCGCGCATTGCTTGTGGACGTTCAGCGGCTCGAAGCGCAGCTCGGGACTGGCTGCGACCGTGCGGTAGTGCCCGGCGTGGTATTGACCTTCGTGGTGACGGCCACAGCTCACACAGGGCAGGCCTGCATCACGGAGGCGGATCCACTCGTTGAATACGGTTTGCGTCTCCCTGAGGTGGTCTGCCCTGCTCTTCAGCTTCTCCTTTCGGACCTTGATTTCGCGGCGCTCGCGCTGCTCAATGGCCTTGCGTGCCCGATCCTGATTCGCCGGTGCGATGGCGAGGCCGCACGCCCACCCACAAACCTTCTGCCCGATCTGGGCCGGTATGAACTGGATTGCGCAGGCCGGATTGGCGCAGGTCTTCTTGCTGCGTTCTTTGATGGCGGTGCGCATCAGTACCGACCTCCCCAATGATCCTTGGCCGTCCACCGCACCTGGTGCTCGCCGCCGAAGGCCTCAACCCAGTCCAGAAGCTCGGCGCACTGCTTCACGGTCAGCTTGCTGGTGCGCTCGTAGATCACGTCAAAGCCATGACCGTCGACTGCCGGGATCATCTGGGGCTTGTCGCCGGACTCGCGCAACCAAGCCGCAGTCAGCAGGCGCTTCCAGATGAGCACGTCCCACTTCTTGCCGGCGTGCTCGACCTGGCTAGCAATGTCGGTGAGGCGCGCGTGGAGAAGTTTGTTCTGCTCGCCGCTGCGGTCTAGGTCCTTGATCACGATCTTCTTGGGTTTGGTGAAGTCGGTACCGCGTAGGAAGCCCATGAGGCGGCTGGTGTCCTGAGCGTTGCGCATGATGATTTCGGTCATGGCTGGCCTCCCTGAAACACAAGCACCAGGCACAAAACGATGAAGGCGATCCCTATCACATCACTCATGGCTTCACCTGCAGGCCGGCGGCCTCGACTGATTTGGCACAGCCTTTACGCATGCGCACTGCCGAGTGGTAGGCATCCATGTGGCTATCGTCGATAGCTTCTTCTGGATCTTCCGGCACTTCCGGCGCAGGTGGCAGCTCAACCACCACCGCGGCGCGCGAGGCCTGCCAAGCCGCCCAGCAATGCTGCAATGTGAAGCCGCAGTATTCGCCGTCGTTGAATTGACCCAGTTCGGTTTCAGGCCACTTGCCCGAGACCCACGCTTCGAACTCTTCACGCATCTTGTCGTTGGTCATCGCTTCACCTCCGCCATAGGCCAGATACTGCGAGCCGTGGCCAGGGCCTCGGCGTAATCCATAGGTTCTCCGCCCATGCGGAAGGGGTTGTAGCCCGGGACGGTTACCTGCCAGCTGCGCTTGGTCATGGGCGGGCCTCTAGGGTTTTGAACCAACGCCCATGGCAAGGAGTTGTTCTGGCCCACTCGAAATTTCCACCGGTGAGCGTTATCCATTCCTTGCAGCCCATAGCCTCCGGCTCGTCTTGAAACCAATGCCATTGCCCGTCTTCATCCTGGGCAAGCCATTGCGCCCACTCTGGCGCGTCAACCCAATGAGGCTTAGCCATCACGAAGCCCTCCGCTTGCCAAATTTCGCCATTAACAACGCACGCGCCGAGGCGCCGTCCGCTGGTATGCCCTGCTGAATGATCCGCTCACGCGCCTGCCGATCTGCTCGCTCGCTGGCCAGCTCAAGCTCGCTCTTCTGGCTGTCGTGGCCGATGCCGG